CTCTTATGTAACTTTGATGAAGATGCAATTGAAGAATATAGAGAATGGAGAACTGCCATGGAAGAAGCTTCTGTGGCAAGAGGTGAAAAGGCTAGACAACAAAAGAGGGAGCAGCAAGCAATCAAAAATGATGTTGACTCTCTCAAAGATGATGTTACTGAAATCAAATCTCTATTAAAAGATCTAGTACAAGGACTAAAGAACGATGTCTAGTAGAACAATCACATTTGATACGGCATCAGATGCGGTTCCAAACGCAAATCTGGTGATCAATACTGGTGCGAGTTTTGAAAATACTTTTACTGTAAACACTCCTGCTGGTTCTGCTTTTGATCTTACGGGATATAGTGGTTCTGCACAAGTCGCTAAACATGTTGGGGCAGCTGCCACCGCAACATTTACTGTAGGATTTACAAGTGCCTTTGATGGCAAAATCAAAGTTTCAATGTCATCTACTGACACTAGAACTTTAAGTGACGGTAGACATTACTATGATGTACTGGTAAGTCTTGGTAGCACCGTTTATAGAATTGTTGAAGGATCTATTGATGTTCGCCAGGGCATTTCATCTGCCCCCTAAATAAGACAGGAGAACTGTAAAAAATGTCTCAACCCGCCTCCAGACAACAATTAATTGACTATTGTCTAAGGAGATTAGGCGCTCCAGTGTTGGAAGTCAACGTCGCTGACGAACAGATTTCCGACCTAGTTGATGATGCAATTCAATATTTTCATGAGAGACATTTTGATGGTGTGATCCAAACCTACATGAAGTATCAGTTCACTCAGGAAGATATTGATCGTGGTAGGGCAAGGTCAGGAGCAAAAGCAGGCATTACGACAGAGACGGTAAATGAAACTGTTGGGGTAACAACCTCATTTACCTTTGAAGAAAATAGCAATTATATTCCCGTTCCATCATCGATCTTAGGGGTCAACAAAGTATTCAGATTACAAGCATCTTCCACTATCAGTGGTTCGATGTTCAGTGTCAAGTATCAACTATTTCTGAACGACATTTACTTCTTCGATTCACTTGATCTTTTGAACTACTCAATGGTTCAGTCTAAGTTGTCCGATATTGATTATCTTCTGAATCCTCTCAAGCACTTCAGATTCAGTCAGAGACAAGACAGACTTTATATTGACATGGACTGGAGTGAGATCAGTGCTGGAGACTATGCAATTATTGATTGTTGGAGATTGCTCGATCCAAACACTCATACAAGAGTTTACAATGATTCTTTCCTCAAACAGTATCTGACCATTCTAATCAAGAAGCAGTGGGGACAGAATCTGATCAAATTCCAAGGCGTCAAACTCCCAGGTGGAATTGAACTGAATGGTAGACAAATTTATGATGATGCTCAAAGAGAGATGGACACTTTGATGGAGAAGATGTCAAACACTTATGAACTTCCTCCCCTTGACATGATCGGGTAATGGCTTTAAATCCTTTCTTCAAACAAGGAACAAGAGGCGAACAAAGTCTCATTCAGCAGTTGGTCAACGAACAACTGCGAATGTATGGTGTTGAGGTCCACTATATTCCTAGAAAATATATCACGACCAACACGGTAATCAGAGAGGTGATTGAATCTCAATTTACCGATGCATATCCTATTGAGGCATATGTAGAAAACTACGATGGATATGAGGGTCAAGGAACTCTGCTCTCCAAGTTTGGTATTGAAAATTCAGATGATCTGACTCTGACAGTATCGAAAGAAAGATTTGAAGAGTATATCTCACCTTTACTTAAAAACGAAACCAACGCTAGATTAACCACAAGACCCAAAGAAGGTGACTTGATTTATTTCCCACTGGGAGATAGATTGTTTGAAATCAAGTTTGTAGAACATGAAACTCCGTTCTACCAACTTCAGAAAACTTATGTCTACACTCTGAAGTGTGAACTGTTCAGACCTCAGGATGAGGTTCTGGATACCAATATTGAAGAGATCGATAACAACTTGGTAGAGACTGGATACATTCAAACTCTCTCTTTGTTCGGCATCGGTTCTACTGCCACTGCTACGGCAACATTCACCAACGGTGGTCTCAGAAATATCACTATTCTTGACAGTGGTTATGGATATACGAGCACCCCAGTTGTCTCCATCAGCACGTCGCCAGGAACTACAGCGAGTGCTGTTGCAATCACAACTTATAGGTCTGGACTGGGCACCTCTCGTTCGATTGATAGAATCGAACTGACCAATCCTGGAGCTGGATACACTGTTCCACCTTCTGTTGTATTCCAAGGTGGTGGCGGAACTGGAGTTGCTGTAACAGTAGGTATTGCCACTACTGGTGGTGTTGGTATCATTACTGTCTCCAGTGGTGGTGCTGCATACTCTGCTGACAATCCACCGACAATCACATTCTCCGCACCTCTTTCTGGAAGCACTGCTATCGGAACTGCTATCGTCAGTGCTGCTGGAACAATCAGCGGAATCAGACTTTCCAGTGCTGGTGTTGGATACACTGTATCTCCAATCATCACTATTTCTGCACCACCTTTGGTTGGTTCTGGAAACTACATCTTCAACGAAATCGTAACTGGTGGAACTTCTGGAACAACTGGAAGAGTCAAGACTTGGAATGCATCGACGAAAGAACTGTCAGTTTCTATCGTCAACGGTTCATTCATTGTTGGAGAATCTGTCACTGGTGGTGAGTCTGGTGCGGTTTACTCTATGAGAGATCAGAACTCTGATGATCTGACTCTGGCGTTTGCTGACAACGATAACATCGAAACCGAAGCAGACAACATTCTAGACTTCACTGAAAGAAACCCATTTGGCGAAGTCTGAATTAGTTAAATAGTATTAAAGGTAACTTAGGTCCATGTTTGAATATTTTTATCACGAGATCTTCAGAAAAACCGTAATTGGTTTTGGAACTCTCTTTAACAATATTACTATCAGAAAGACTAACTCTTCAGGAGATGTGATTAGTATTCTGAAAGTGCCTTTGGCATATGGACCCACTCAGAAATTCTTAGCAAGGCTGGATCAAAATCCAAATCTCAATGCTCCGACATCTCTGTCTCTTCCGAGAATGTCTTTTGAGATGAATGGTATGTCATATGATCCAGCAAGAAAAACCACTTCAACTCAGACTTTCATTAGTCAGAAGTTATCAGAGAAAACGAAGGCGCGTAAGACATTCATGCCTGTACCATACAGCATGAATTTTGAGCTGAGCATCATGTCGAAGACGAATGAAGATGCTCTTGAAATTATTGAACAAATTTTGCCATACTTCCAACCACAATACAACATTACTATCAATCTAGTTGATGAGATTGGTGAGAAGAGAGATGTTCCGATTATCTTGGAAAACATCTCCATGGATGATCAATATGAAGGAGATTTTACAACGAGAAAAGCACTGATTTATACGATCAGATTCTCTGCTAAAACGTACCTGTTTGGTCCTGTTGGATCTTCCAGTGGTCTCATCAAGAGTGCAACTGTGGATGTTACCACAATCGCTCCAAGAGGTCCCAGAGAAGTCAGATACACGGTCACACCAAGAGCCACTCAAGATTATGACAATGATGCTACTACATCCATCGCAGAGGATCTTTCTGCGGAGGAGAGATACATCACAGTCAACGACGCATCTTCCCTGTCTGTCTATGGTAGGGTTGTGATCGATAGTGAGATGATGTACATTGAAAAAATTGATGGAAATCAGTTGGTCGTCAAGAGAGGATATGAAGGAACTGTTGCTGCTGAGCATGTCAATGGAGCAACGGTCAATGTCCTCACTGCTGCTGACGATGCTCTGATTGAAGTTGGAGATGATTTTGGATTCAACGAAACGGTGTCATTCTTCCAAGACTTTAAGGACTCTACTCAGGAAGGTGACATCTGATGGCAGACTTTGAATCTCTGAATGATGCTTTTGAGGTTACTGGTGAAATCATGCCAGTAGAACCCAAAGGTGATCTTGATGCGAAAATTGAAAAGCACTTAAATAATGTTGACCACATTAAAAAAGATTATGATTACACCAGAGGTAATCTGTATTCAATCATAGAAAAGGGTCAAGAAGCAATTAACGGCATTCTTGAACTGGCGGGAGAAAGCGAAATGCCTAGAGCATATGAAGTTGCTGGTCAGTTAATTAAAAATGTGTCTGACGCAACAGACAAACTGATGGATCTACAAAAGAAAGTGAAGGAATTAGATGATGACAAAAAGGTAACTGGTCCTACCAACGTCACTAATGCACTATTTGTCGGATCAACAGCAGACTTACAAAAAATGCTAAAGGAGATGGACAATGGAAGAAAGGGCAAAGGTAACGCAGCCTAAAGATAAAAAAGATAAATTTGATTGGGCAGATGAGGGTCTATCAGCACTTGTTCGTGTTGTAATTCTTGCATGGTCAGCAGCAATTCTGACGCTCAATTATGTAACTATTCCTGGACTACAACAAAAGCAGATCGATCCGACTTTTATCGCCAGCGTTTTTACGGGGACGTTAGCTACTTTCGGGGTTCAGGCAACTAAGAAGAAGGAAGATGCTCCTACTATCAAGGAGGATAAAAAAGATAAATAACTAAACGGATATTACTTTAGATATGGCGTCTAAGTCTGGAGACTCATCACTACGCGACTGGTTTAGTAAGAGTAAGTCATCTGACGGCAAACCTGGTTGGGTTCAACTTGGTGGAAAGTATGCTGGCAAACCATGTGCTAGACAACCAGGTCAGACCACTAAACCAAAGTGTGGTTCCAGTAAAATGAAGCGTGCTCTCTCCAAAGATGAGGAGGAGGCAGCATTCCGTCGTAAAAATAAGAAAGATCCAAATCCAAATCGTTCAGGGAAGGCAATTAACGTGAAGACCGAAGAGACTGTAAGAGAAGCAACTTACCCCAGCGACTTTGCTAAGGGATCTGGTGTTGCTAAGAAAAAGACTGGTAGACCGATTCAACACGATCAACCCACGAGTGGTGGTCGTAGAAAGACTGTTGATGAGGCAAAGGGAGAGAAGGACGCTTGTTATCATAAAGTAAAGTCTCGCTATAAAGTATGGCCTAGTGCTTATGCTTCTGGTGCTCTCGTCAAGTGCCGTAAGAAAGGTGCTGCCAACTGGGGAAATAGCACCAAGAAAGAGGGATTTACTCCAGCGCAGATTGCTGCCATGGAGAACAATGATATGATTGAGATCAATGAGGCAGGTAAGAAGTGTTGGAAAGGATACAAGAAAGTAGGCACGCAGAAACTCTTCGGTAAGACCTACAATCGTTGTGTCAAGGAGAACGATTATGGACAGGATTTGGAACACCAAAATCATTCATCTATCGATGAGGCTGCTACTCGGATTCCCACACAGAATGGACAAACCATAGTTGCTTATGTGAATTTCCGTGGGAAGTCCATTATGATTCAAATGTTCTTCCCAGCAATGAAACTTCCAAGAAGAAGTGAAGTTCAGGATGCAGTACAAAAGGTTTATCCTGGAGCACTTCTTCACACCTATCATCCTTCCATGAAGGATCCTACCAAACCAACGTTCATGATGAATGTTGAAGAGAGCATGACTCCTAAGGATGTTCATCTTCAGAAGCAACAGATTGCTCTGAATATGAAGAAGACTCAGCAAGCAAAGAAGCGTCTTTCCAATTCAATGAAGAGTGGTCAGGACACTCAAGTTCAGCAACAGAATGAAGCAGCTGCGTGGACT